CTAACCACTTACCACTAGCAGGATCAGTTGGTCTAGGATATGTGTGGTTAGAACCATGATTATCCTTAGAGCATGTAAATGTAAATGTGTTATCAGGGAACTGTACTTTCTCACCCTCTTTGAATCCATGACCCGCTAAGGTTATAGTAAACAGACCTGATGTCGGTACATAAGCAGCTGCCGTAGGAGTATGTACTGTATATCCACCAATAGCACCCCCAGTTCTTATTTCTGGATACGTACCAGGATTTCTCTCTGGAATACTGGAAGGATTATCAATACCTTTCCATACAATCTCTGCTAATGTGGTAATAGTTGCTCTTACATCAGTACAACCATTCTGATCAACAGTAATTTGGTTATCCTTAGTAGGTAACTGGTTCTGTACTGCCTGTAAAGCAAGATCTCTAGCATATTGAATAGCAGCTATAGTTTCCTGCTCTTCATTACCAATATGATAGATGTGGTTTGCTGGATTAGTTCTAGTAATACCAGTTAAGTTATCATTAGTAATAGCATCAGTGATGATTGCCATCATTGATGTCAATGCGGAATCAACAGTAGAACAAGATCCTCTATTACCACCAGTCTTAGGAGTTCTGGTTAGATTAGAGTGATTAAGTGGTTGATTGATAGCATTAATAACAATATCATATAGAGTAGCTACTGTAGAAACTACACTAGAACACTTGATATATCCAGGGGTGTCAGGAGGAGCAACATCTTGAGTAATACTATTGTCAAATACCTGACCAGCCATATCAACGACTGTCTTATTCTGTAAAACGTCCTGAGTGATTAGTTTTGCCTGTTCAAAGGCATATGTTGACTCTACTTCCTCACCAATAACAAATCCACCTGTTACATAGTAGTTTGCAGCATCCCAAACTTCGTCGTTACCACCACGAGCTAGGTTCTCGACCATTACGTCGATAAAGTCTCTAATATCATATTCACACTCTATCCTACCACCAGTAACAACGTGGGAAGGATAAACTGATTCCATTCGATCTACAGCACAAGCAGCGATCTGATTCTTGTTAGAAATAATTAAAGTTCTAGCATCAGCAACTAGGTTGTTGATGTAACCAGCAGTATCAGTAGTAATGCTAGTATCAAAATACTGTGTTTCTGTTGAATGAACCAGAGTTAATGGATAGTTCTGCATAACCTTGATAGCAAGGTCTCTGGCATGGTTAAATGCCTCATTAACTTCAGTTTCTACACTATCAACGTGTCCACCATCAACATAATACTTGGCAGCATCATATACTTCACTGTTACCACCATATGTCATGTTATAGCAAATTGCTTCTAATACATCGATGATGTCATCATAGCAATCCTGATCATTACCATTATGTACACTAAAGGCAGGATTACTTGCCTTCATCATACCTAAAGCTTCCTCAGCAATGAGTTGCTTATTCTTCAGAATAAGGAATTTACCATCAGCAAACTTGTTCTGAATAACACCTACACCACCAATATACTGATCTGCTACATCCCATGTAAATGAGTTAGATCCATAACGTAAGTCATTAGTCCAACCTACAATTACCAGTCTAAGGTCTCTAGCACATGTAGATCTGTCATAGTCAGGTTTAGTACCATCTGTCAGACCAGGATAAGTAACCTCTAACCATGCTATTGTTTCATCAATAATATAATCAATATTAGCAAGTACTAAATCTCTAGCATCCTGATACCTATCAGCAAGGATACTATAATTTACCTTCTGTCCAGTTATAAACCCATGATTAGTTAAGGCAAACTGATCATTTGCGGTAGATACAACAGAAGCACTACTACCATCAAAGGTAAATGTCCTATCTTCTATACTATCCATCTTGTCTACAACAGCAGACAGGATCTTTCTTACGTCAAGCAGCTGCTTACCACTAATCTGTACATTGGTAGGTACTGTAGCAGTATAGTCAGGTTTACCCATGAAGAAGTTCTGTATCTTCGCGAGTTTACCAGTGTTAGAAGCAGATGGCTTAGGTACGAAGTATGTTGTACCATTAAAGGACTGGTCAGCTGGACCAAACCTCTCTTCCCACCAATCATTAGGATCTGGGTTGGCAGGGTTGTAATATGATTTCTTATTATATCTCTTAAATGCTGATTGGGTAACAGTTTGAGTACCAAGTACCTTAAATCCTGCAGGGTGAGCAGATGTCTTGAACTGGTTCTTCCACTGCTTGACATTTATAGGTGAGTTAACAACATATGAGAACTCTTGATACCTATCAGAGTCGTATATACGCTGTTCGTTAAGATCAAGTATACCAGTAGTTCTCTTCCACTCAGCAGTTGCTGTAGCAATAGGAGATACTGTGAAATTAGCAATAGATCTATCAAATTCGTGGATCTCACCAAAGGCTTTCGACTGTAAACCAAATACAGGTTGTCCAATAGTGAATTCACCTCTCTCAATCTCAACAGAAAGAATTCTACCCTTAGGATCCCAAGCTTTAACTTCACCTAAAGCAGAATAGGAATCAGTTGAAGTACCTTGATACAGTTTCTCACCAATAGCAAAGGATGCTGGTGTCATAGTAACAGTTATACTGTCACCTAAGTCAGTTGTAGTTAAGTTGAATGTGGATGTTCCACCAGGTCCAATAGAAGGAGGAGAAGTGATAGTAATGGTAGTTCCATTAACAGCATTAACCTCTGTAGTTGCTAGTTTTACCTGATTGTCAGCTAGCCCATTAGCAATAGTAGCAGCAACGACATAATAGTCAGTATTAGTGGCCAAAGGAGCAGGTAGAGTACCATCTATCTCAACCAATTGGACTTTTGTCCCTAGAGGGATCTTAGTATTATATGGGAAGTTAAGTGTACTGTTAGATTGTAGAGCAACGAATGAGTGGGTCATCCTAGCCTGTACATCAGGAGTAGATGAATAACCCTTACCAGCACTTATGATAGTAATTGCTTGGATAACCTCATTATCAATGATTGGATTCAATACAGCACCAGATCCACCACCACCTACAAGTTCAATAGTAGGCTTAGTTACAAAGGCATAACCACCATTAGTAACAGTGAAGAAGTCAACAATCTGAGTTCTTGTAAGTTGTAGGTTATATGTTGTATTAACCGCTGGTTTTAGAGTTCTATCATGAGAATAGTTGTAGGTGATGTTATCTCCACCTAGATTAATGATCTTACCTAGATCAGAAGACTTTAATAGGATAGAAGCACCTGAACCAGTACCTTGCTTAACAGTAATGATAGGAGGGTTCTGGAATTTAGTACCAGCAGCTTCAATAACAATACTGCTTACAGTTTCATCAATAATCTCAGCTCTCAACGCAGCACTAAGACCTGTACCACCAGATATCTCTACATCTGGAGCAGATAAGTAACCTGAACCTGAGTTAGTTACAACTACTTCGTCTATAGAAGCATTAATCGTTGTACCAGTAACTGCTTTTCTAACATATGTTAAACTTTCTACTTTCAGTACGAAATCATCATTAGAAGTACCACCAGTAATATCTTCACCACGAATTGTGATTAAATCACCAATAGAATAAACAACACCACCATCTATTACAGTAGCACTCTCTATATCCTGTGTAGCAGCATTAACAACTACTGATATAGATGCTCCAGTACCACCAGTAGGTGCTACTGACTCCTGAGAAACAGTATATGTACCAGCTGTAAAGTTGGCAGAGGTATTCTGACTATTAATGCTTAGTGTTAATACACCACCATAGTAAGGATCATCAATATAAACAGTTGGAGCAGTTCTATAGTTGCTACCACCATTATTAACTGCCATATTGGTAATGGTACCAATATCAGGACCACTGCTAGGTACAACAGCAGCAATTGCTGCTTGTGTTCCACCAACATTGTTGACGACTGCTTGGTTAGATCCAACATAGATCTTATTAGTAGCAGTAGCACCAGTAGTGAACATGATAAAGCCTCTATTAGCAGCACCAGTGAGGTTGTTGCGTAATGGCTCTAATCTGACGATAGATGTATTAGGATCCCACCAGATTACCTTACCACGAGCGCAGTCAGTATCCAATGTGGGCTTAGAAACAACAACGTCACCCTTAACGAACGTTCCAAATACTTGTTCAACAGTTAGATCGACATAATCAGGCATCGAACAGACAACTGCTGGAGGCTGACTGCCATTATATCCAATTCCAGCATCAAGAACAGATACGTCTTCTACTTCACCAGAAATAGTGGCATATGCCATAGCACCGCCACCAGCACGTTCTATACCAGTAAACTTGGGAATAGTAGAGTAGTTTCTACCTGGGTCACCGATGTTAATCTTGGATATACCACCAGAAGGGAATATTGAGTTAGTAGAGTATGCCAGTTTGTTAGTTGTACTATAGGCAGACTCTGGTTCTCTGGCTAAATTGAAGGTTAATGTAGTATCAGAGCCAACAGCAGTAACTGTGTTAGAACCTAAGTATGGATCATTGATTACACTAAAGTAACTACCTATTAGATTGCCATTAATATCAAAATAGAACAATGTACCTGGTACATCAACAAGTGATATGGTAATAGACTCCTGCTGACCAGTTACAGGGTCATTAGAGAAGTCTACTACGTTCTTATAGGTGAATACGTTAGTATTCTCTTTATCAAATGTAAATTCTAATCTTCTATCTAAGTTGGAACTATCATTGGTAATAAACTTATAAAGATGACCATTGATCATGTTCAACTTTGCTTCTTTAACGTATACAACGCAATTAGTAGGAATAGCAGTATCTGTAATGATACCAACTGCCTTGTTGAACTGGAATTTCCTTCCAGTGCTGATTCCTGTTATTGTATGAGTACCGTCATAATCAGCAGGGTTAGTTCCTGTGATTACTACCTCATGACCTATCTCAAGTTGATGAGCTTTGGTACCTCTACCAGTAAATTCTTGAATAACCTTAGTAGGTGTGACATAGAATCCACTACCACCACCAATATCAGAATCTGTTGGATCTAATTGCTCACCAACAAGATATCCACTACCTACCTTAGTAACTGTACATGATTCTACATCTCCACCAGAACCAACTACAATAGTAAACTCAGCATCTTCTCCTGAAGAGGCACTAGCGTTCTTAAGTGGCACTCTGGTATATGTTCCAGGGGTATATCCACTACCAGCGAATATATTCCAGTCATCCTGTGATATTCCACCTGTTTTTTCAACATTTCCTACATTGACTTCAAACCCACTACCAGTTCCACCAATTTGAGAAGTAGCAGCAGTTAATACATCATCATCACTATAATCCTTACCATAATTGACAATAGCAACAGAAGTTACAGCATTTCCACTTACAGTGATATTAGCAGAAGCATTCTTACCAGTTCCACCACTTAACGGTATATTATTATAGGTTCCGTTAGTGTAGGTGGTTCCTCCAGTAATAGTAAGATTAGCCTGCTGAATCCTACCCCTAGAACTGATATAAAAATTGCTAAGATCAAAATACTTAAAGTGGTACTTGTCTCCAATGATCTTTACATCTATCTCTCTCGTAATTTCATTATCACCAATTGTGATGTCTATCGCGTCATCTATCTTGACATAATGAGCACTTGCTGTTGTAAGCTCTGCTGTAATAGCATCAGTGGTACTATCAACCGCATAAGTCAATGTGTTACTGGTTTCACCAGCAATAAGAGAGACTCTAGCAGATATACCTGATCCACCAGTACCTGTTTCATCAAATACCAGTCTATCATTAACTTTATACCTGAATCCTGGACCTTCTATAAGGTACTGATCCAATCCCGCACTGAAATACCTGTTGGTAGCAGAAACATATAATGAATCTACTGCTCCACCACGTACAGTTGGGAAGTAGTCATAATATCCAATTCCAATATCAACGAATCCAATGAATATACCACTATCATCAGTTTCTAATACAATAGGAGTAGTAGAATCCTCTAAAGCAAGAACATAGTCAACAGGATCGCCAAGATCCTTCCTTCTAACGATAGAAGTGTCAGTATAGATGTATGGGTCTTTATATCTTACAGCATCTTCAGTAAAGTTCTTCTGAATACCATTACCCTTCCAGTTAATTTCATCTGCCTGAGAATAGAACTCAGGTCCAACAAAGTAAGGGAATTTGGGATTACCTGTTGTACCATCTAATGTACAGAAATAAGCGTATACACCAAGTGGAAAATCGGGAGTTACGCAGAAACGACCATTATACTTGTCTAGATCACCTAATCCTTCAACATACTCATAATCTTCAATATAGGTTCCCATTTCGTCGGTTAGACCTGTAATCAGCGCATCTCGACTAGATCTAACTCTATAAGAGCTGATCATCTGTTTTAACTGATTATATGGGTTTTTATTCTCTCTATCAGCATATCCGTAAGGACCGTAGATAGGATGACCATCAAACGCCCATCCAATGATAGGAGAGTGTCCAGTTGGGTTTAATTCGGAATTATTGACATCACTGACATTATCTCCCAATAGGAAGCGCAGTTTCTTTGGATTATACAAATATCCATATTCTCCACCATATATGCCATTATTGGCACCTCTGACGGATACACCATTATGAAGGTCTGCTACCTTCGGTGCGGCAAATAATGGTTTGCTGAGCTCGTCTGGAGTAGCAGCAAGGTTTATACTCAATTCTGGAAGCTGAACTTGGAAAGTCGCGCCAGATCCTGGATATACGACATATACGAATGTTTTACCAGCAGTATACCCGATACCGCCGTTAGTTATACTAATACTCGTAACTTGCCTAGTATTTCCATCAATGGTCGCAAAAGCAACAGCACCGACTCCATCACCTTCAATAACAACGTCAGGAGGACCATAGTAGTTACCACCACCATAAGTTAGGATAATGGAAACAATCTTACCATTAACGATAGATGGATACGCAACAGCACCAGAACCCGATATAAGGGTCACATTAGGTCTTTCACTATAATTAGATCCTTCTTTACCAGAAGTCACTGTAATCGTCTCTAGACCGCCTCTGACGACTGCCTCAGCAGTAGCACCTTGTCCACCACCACCTGTGATGGTAACAGTAGGTACAGAGTCATATCCAACACCAGAAGCACTTACAGAAATAGCAGTGACTTTTCCGTTGGTTATAGTCGCTGTAGCAGAAGCTTCTGTCTCAGGGGTTCCACCAGACACAGCAACGGTAGGAGCTTCAATATATCCACTTCCTTGCTGTATTACGTTAACAGCATACAATCTACCAGATACACCAACAGTTGCTTCCGCAGATTCGCCTTCAAACTGCCAGAGGCATCCACCGTCCTGTACAAGCGACGAATCGAGGTGAGTGGGTTCTGTACCCAATTCTGCGCTCTTACCGCTTCCTAAGTTCTTATAACGGTTACCAGCACTGTTCCTAATTCTTTGATTGAGGAAATACGCGGTATCCTTCTTCCAAAGGGTTTCAAACTCTACTATTGGTGGATTAGTGATATCATAACCGTCTCCAGCAGTTAATATCGAAATTCCCTTAACTCCACCGTATAATTTCGTTTCTTGTGACTTATATGAGAAAAATGGAACTCCATTCACTCCCATTCCAACTTGACCGACTGGAGTTGTCGTTTTAGTCGATTTTGTAACTGTAGTAAGTGGAAGTCGCTTCAAATAGCGTTGATCGCCAGGATCAAGGTCATCTGCGCCAAATGGACCAACTTCGTGCCCAGGAACTCCAGCAGAAGCAATAATTGCGTGATCTGCGGATTTATAAAGATTTTGAACGTCAGATGGCGTATTTTCGAGATTTGTGCGAATTGACGTATCTGTAGAAGTCGCTTTTGCGAATTCTCGCGTAATTAGGAAATTTTGACTAATTCCTGCGATTGGAGTTGATGGAACCTTAATATCGAAGGTCGTAAAGCTTCCAACACCCAAAACGGTGAATTGATCGTTATATACGTCTTCTGGAGCGTTTAAAATGCGAATAGTGTCATCACGCTTCAATCCGTGATTCTGATCGGTCGTAATAGTCGCTACAACCGCTCCAGTGTTGTCTGGAGTCGCTAAATTCAGTGTTGTGCCGTTTAAGAGCTTTTTAACGTTGTAAACGAAGGAAGCCCAGATAGGTTCGAGTGAATCGAAGCCTGGAGCAGCAGGAGTAGTGACTTTTGAGTCTTGAAGGTAATATTTACCGCCAGATTCCAAAGATACACCTCTAGTACCTCCATAGACCTTTAAAGTGATCTTAGATTGGTCGTTATTGGAATATCCGTAAATTTCAAAGGATGAAGTGACCTCAGAACCCGCAATGTGGTTATTTACAGTTGTATTGTCTCTAGCACGAGTACAACCGAGGAATTGAGTTACCGTCTTCTCGGTATAGTTGATTATTTCCTTATTAATCCGAACACTACCGTTTTTCTCTGGCCAACCGAGTGTAGAGTCAACAGTAACAACCTGATCTGTTAAATTATTGCTTAAATCTTCAGCGAGGATGGTTTTGTACGGAGTAGTGAATTCTCCAGCACCATTTTCCGTATCTACGTCTAATTCGTAGATTTTTCCGTCTTCGGTGAAAACTTCAACTACGGATTTTACATAAATTCGCGCAGCATTGACAGCAACGTCATTTGGGTCGTCTGCTTGGTATAAAACCTCTCCAGTTAGCTCTACTGGGTTACCTTCAATCGCTGTAGCACGAATAACCTCTCTAACAGTGTAGAAGGCATCCGATGGTTTGAATATTCTGTCTTTAGGGTAAGCAATAGTTGACTCTACGCCAAATAGCACTCTCATCAAGTATTTGAATGACCTTGATGTGCCCTTAGAAGCATAGAAGTCCTTAAGACGCTTAGTAACTGAAGATTGCTTAATACCTTCATCAAATTTGCTTGGGAATGACTCAGCAAACTGATCTCTAAACCTCTGAAGTAAAAATAGAGGTAATAGATTGTTTAAGTTAATTACATCCGCACCAAAAGTGTGAGTAGCTGATGTAGATGAAGCAAAAGTGTATTCTCCGAGGCTACCTACCTTAGTAGTAGCATGGAAACCCCTTGTACACTCTTTAAACTGTGTTTGACTCTTATCCTTGTAATATATGATCTCTTCATCAATCTGGATTAGTCCTTCCTTAGGAAAATCCCTAGTATTTGAAACGTCAATAACTGTAGTAGTAGAATCAACCCCAGAGGACGCTGTAGTCTTCTCTATGAGGTCATTCAGCTTGTCTATGTTATAATATTCATCTATGTTCTGTATGATGTCTACAGGATTACCCTTAAGTTCTAATCCCTTATAGTAATACTTTAAAAAAGTTACAAAGTCACCATAATCATCCCTAATGAACTGAGGGATTTGTTCCTCAACTCTATCAGAGATCTTGGATCTACTTTCTGGTGATACGGAAGCATCAATCGGGTCAACTGTTACCTGCGTTGAGGGAGTGACCCACGAAGCTACCTTCCACGAAGACTGCTCTATTGGCATGGATTAACTATAACTAGATTCTGGGATTATACCTGTTCCAGATGTATTGCTACCACTGGAAATTTCATCATCAATAACATTAACAACCAAGTTATCTATGCCCAATGTCAAATAGGTTTCTCGGAGAGAAACTAGGTCATTGGATTCTGGTACAACTGAGAACTGAATAAGGTTATCCGTTGAATTAACTACCTCATCAATAATAAGGTCATTAATAGTGACTTTACCATTGGCATAGTCAACTGTACCCCAGTTACCACCGATATACTGCTTAGAACCGTCTGCGTTCACATAGAATAAACGTACAGTACCTAAACCGTCGTCATTCAAGTAATAAATCTGATTTCCACCGTCAGCTCTCTTAAATCCGTTCGTTTCAAACGTTGGAGTTTCTAATTGAGCATTAATACGGTTACCAAAACATATCTTGTAGTTGAAACGCTGATTTAACGTCACTATGACGTTTTTCCGCATTCTAACTCTTGTAATGTTTGAGGTGATCGCTGGTTCAGCGTCATCAATGATTTTCTGAACTTTGGAGTATTTGAACTTACCGCCAAACTTGTTAAATTCAGCAGAACTGTTTAAATTCTCTAATGTTCGGTAAATAATCTGTTTAATATCGTCCTGGGATCTTCTACTCGCATTTGGGTTGAAATATACGAAAGAAGTAAGGTCAATATACAGAACTGAAGGATCCATGATCTTCGGTTCTACGGCACCAACGGAATATGAGCGAATCTTCTTCTGAACCGCGTCTTTTTCCGAAATTGATAGTTTGTCTGCGTTTTTAGGCTTAATGACAACCATCACTTTGCCATATTCAGGAGGATCTGCTTCTTCTCCACCAAAAGCAACGATGGATTGGACGTTTGGGTAAATCTGAGGAATTATAGCTTCATAATCCTTAGTAGTTACCGCCCTTCCGAAAGAAGAGTAGAACTTTGGAGCAGAATACTTAATTGAGTCGATACCTTCAGCATCAGCACCCCCATCAGGAGCGGAATCTAGTGTTAAAGTGATTCCAGAGGTTATAGGATCGTTCTGAGAGTTCTTAACTGTACCAGCAAAGCTAAATCCAGTCAAACCGTTAGGAGCGGCACCTGAAGAGGTTGTATAGGTAGCCTCAATAACATCTCCATTCAATAGTTCGTCTCCCAGGATGCCATCACCAAAGATAAGCTCTGATCTTTTGGTCTCTGACTCCTCTAGGAAGAATATTTTACTTGTACCATCGAGAGCAGTAATATCAGTCGCCTCTAGGTAAGCATCAGTCAATGTGCCACGTGTTACTTCCACTGTCATAGAAGAAGTATCCGCACCATTGTTAGCTAATATGAATCTTTGTCTATCTGAAGTACTCTTAACGAAGGTGTCAGTTATGAACACACCTTCATAAGACACCACACCAGTAAAGGTTGCTTTACCATCTAGTGTGTTGACAGATACGATTAAATCTTTGGGTATGGAGAAGATGTAATTGGAATTGTTCTCTCCAGTGAAGGAAGCGAATACACCTTTGTTGATTTGGACACTTTCTGGGTACCCTCTACCGTTCGCACCGCTTCCATAAACGGTTTGAACCACTACAGTGAAGTTCGCACGGGCACTTCTAGCACTTCTAGGAGTGTAACCAATTAGTTTCGAGAGCTTTACTACGTTTTCACGCAAAACTGCGGTGTCAAGGAAGTTCTCGTTGACTAACAGGTTCGCATTTACAGAAGAATAGTAAGAATTATACGCTAATACGTCTAAAAGTATCGATAAGGAAGATCCCTCGAAGTCATAGTCAGAGAATTCACTCTGACTCCTCAAATACGATTTTAATTGTGCCTTAATTTCGTTAAATTCTAACGAATTGACTTGTGTTAGAGCCATTTACCGCTTCAGTATTACTTCCAGGTGATCTATAACATTAGGAAGACCTGTAATCAGGTAATAAATCTCAATTTGTAAGTCATTGTCGCGTTCTACAAACTCAGTAATAACCCTATAGCAAACTACACGGGGTTCATACGTGTTTATACAATCTTTGATCTGAGTTTCGATCAGCGTTGACTCGCCAACATCAAATAAGTCAAATAGGGCACCAGTTACGTTGCCACCATAATTCGGCAGAAAAGGCTTCTCATAAAAGTTGTATCGAACAATGTTCTTTACAGACTCTTTGATTGCTTCTTCGTTCTTTAAGGTATTAACGTCGTTGGTTATCGGATTTCGACGGAAGGTTAAGTCAAAATCTTTAAAGGCACGACTTGTAAGTGCACCCTTTGCCATTTACTAATGTATCGACCTCAATCTATTTAGACACTTTTTTCGAGTTCCTCATTAGGACATCGCTTCTGGGGTCTGTAATGAGGTACTTACATCCTTCCCATCCGTTCTCATGGAAGTCATCAGACATATCCACGGGAACATTATGGTTCCTCATTCCGTTGATTATTCTATTTGCCTTGCCCTCTGTATCTTTTTTTGGCATGGTTCCTGCTCGATGCTGAGTACTTTGTCATTTTCGACCTTCCTTGACTTGTCTTCTTAGGAATAGTCTCTATATTTCCCTCACTTAACCATTGTGACTTTTTCATTTTTGCCATAATCTATCCTGCAAATACGTTTGGTGATCCCTCTGCTACAGAGGTACATGTTGCGTCTCCTACTCTACCACATCCTTTGCCATTAATGAATACGGTTGTACTCCCTGTTGATATAGGAGCCGCATGACTAGGACATGGAGTCCCAGGTAATAGGTGCCCTGTGTTATTATCTCCCTGACGAGAGATAGGTATGTTGTTACAGAAGACGTTACCAGAGCCTTGTGCTCGCACCATTCCTGAACAATGCGATACGTCTGCGTCCCCTATTCTTGTTACTGCTGGCATTAATCTGGGAAGTCGTAGTTATCAACGAAGGACCGAATGCCCTCCCATGAATTATATATCTTTAATGTAACATCCTCTGTATATGTTGATGGAGATCCACCAAGAGTGTCAAATGTTACTACAACAGTAAAAGTACGCAAAACAAAAGAGGTCATATCTTGATCCAAGTCGTACATGACCTTATCTTGGGGCATGTTCGCCGTGGAGACGACCTCTGTAGGTGTAGAATTAAGGTTTGTTAGCCCTGGTTCTACGTATGTGAAGGTATCAACGAACGGGTCTATGATAGTTCCCGTTATTGTTACAGTATTTGTGCCTGGAGTAATGACTAAATTGGGCTCAGAAGGTGAAACTGTGGCAGTAACATTGGTTATTGTCTCATCAGTATCAGGATTTGCCGTTACACTGTCGTTAACAGTAAAATCTGGGCGGGTTTTTTCAGCTAATTCAGTTTTGTTTAGCGTGGCCAAGGTAATTTACTTCTGTTCACGTGCTTGTAGCATATGTATGTAGTCAGTAAAGTTTCCCATGTGCTCGTGATCATCTTCGGAATGAGGACTAGCGGGAATATTTGGTAAAAACTTGATCAGATGATCAAACTTTTCGGGAATTTCGGATATTTTATGATACTCAGAGAGGGTTTGACCCGTTCTTACGGTAAAGTCGCCTTCTAAAGCGAGAAAAGATTCTTCCATAGGATTTTCGCCCTACAATTTGAAATATTTAGAGCGTCACGACGCGATTTTTCGCGATTTTTTCTTGATTTAATAACTTGCGTCTTGTAATTCTTTGCTTTCAACACTTTTCTCATCGAATTTCATGAATGTAAGCTCATCTGAGTAACACCACATGAGTCTTTCCCAAATATAATCGAATTCTTCTTGGTCTAAGTTCCTAAAAAGGGGTCTATTTTCCCAGTAGATATGATAATGACTATTCATGAGTCTCTAAAATTGGTTTACACACTGTCTCGCAAGAATCTTCCTGAGCATTAGGGTCACATGCGCTCACACATTCAAAGTACTTGTCTTGCATGTCATGCAAATAGACAGGATCATGAAGATCTTTGTCATGTTCGAGTACAATATCGACTAATTTCTCATAGTCATCATGACCTGGACGCTTCAAGAGAAGCTCCATTGAGTTCAAACGCCCTTCAAGTGCTTCTACCTGACTCTTTAAGCCAAGTAGAAGTGACATAACCTCAGGATTCTCCACAGAGTGCCTCCATTTTAATGAACTGTTCGTTCAAATTGTAGAATAATTTGTAATTTGTGGTGGTTACGTAGTATCCTTTGATATCTGAACCATCACAATGATAACCATAACCTCTCAAAGGTTCATTCACACCATCAATTTTGAAGGTTTTGCCTCCTCCGAGGTAATTGTGATACTTTTCGTCGAGATTGATCATGGTTCTTTGCTACTGTAGTACTAATTATAGCATGAATTATGTTAAACTCAACACATGTTCATCATTTTTACAGATTTGCTTAATAACCTGAGGTAATAATCGGTGTTCTGCTTGCTGTATTCTATACGTTAATGTATCTAGGGTATCTTCTGGACATATCAGGACACGTGTCTGGTCTAATATTTCACCACCGTCAAGTTCTTCGTTGACATAATGAACTGTACAACCAGTATACTTGTCATTAGAACTGAATGCTTGCTCTATAGCATGAAGTCCCTTGTACTTTGGTAAGAGACTAGGGTGTATATTAATGATTTGATTAGGGAATGCCTTGATAAACTTC